ACGGTTTTATATGGTGCTAAGTCCTGCGGAGTAAGGTTTGCAACATCACTCCATTGTTGAACCTGTACTACCGCACCACGACGTAATTCACCAGTACGGTGAGCACCACGGTCAAAGTCAAAAGAAATTGCTTTTTCCGCAGTAAAGCCCATTGATGATTTACCTAAACCCGGATCAGCGTATAGGTACACAATAATTGCTTGAACCAATAAAGTTTGGTCAGCAGTAATAATCGGTAGAGCCATTTTTATTATCCTCATCTAGAGCCGGTGAAGCCGCGCTTAGTTTTATAAGCTTTGCGGTCATAAGTAGGGATGTTTGTTTCACGCAGTTTTATTGCGAGCTGCTTTCTGCGTTGAAAGTCGATTTCTTGTGTGAGTTCATTCCAAACTTTTGGATAGTCGGTTTGAAACTTATACACATTTAAAGGCGTCTTAAATCCGTCTTTAACTTTGTAAAGAACTGAGCCATTAGCATTAGATGCGTACACTTGCCAGCCAATACGAACAGAGTAGAGACCCTTATCATCACGGCCTAAAAATGACTTGTAGCCGTCAGGATGTTTTTTGAAATTAGACATGTTCAGCTTCCTTACATTCACATGTACCAACAAAGGCATAGGTAAGCGGGCTTGGAGCATCAACTGGAGAAACATCCTTAATATTTAAAGGAATAATTTCTTTTCGATATTTAACTAAAACCACATCACCTTCACGGCAATCGACAATTCCTTCTCTTGAAGAAAAATGAGCAGATTTAGAAGATTGGGTTACTCTGCAAAATGAAACCTCATCACCAGCTTTGATTTTTGAACGGTCAACAGGAATCATCTTCTTGCAAGTAGGGCAGTTGTAATCTTTCATTAAGCTGCCTCCAACCATTTATTACGGTCGATAAAGCCAGCCAATAAAATATTTATGTTTTTATGGTCGTCATGATTGGTGAAATCATTCCAAGGTTTGCCGCTTAAGTCTGTTACTGACTCAATAGCAAGGTTAGTAATTTCAGCCGCTGTAAAGTCAGATCCAGCTACACCGTAGTTATCTGCTACCCCGTCAAAATCAAAGCTTACGTATAGTTTGAAGCCGTCTATACGGATAACAGCTACACCAGTTTTTTCACCTGTTTGCTTAATACCTAAAAGTTCATATTCAGAAGCAACTACTTGTTTGCTTTCATATGAGTAATTAGAAGGGACGCTAGAATTAGCGGTACGGTATTCACAAGAACCCAAGGCTACAAGTACAGCAATTGCTGTAACACCCGTTACCTTGATATGGTTGAATGGAATTGCATTTACGTTCATAATTGATCTCGCAGTTTGCAAAAGCACATCGGACCTGGGGAGGGGCGGTGTGCTTTTTTGATGTCTACGAGATAAATATAAGAAAACTTAGTTTTATTGTCAATAAGAAATCTTATTTTAATTTAAGAAAGCTTACTTTTATGCTTTAATAGACAAAAGAAAACCCACACGGGGTGGGTTGGATGGAGTTTGTTATGATCGCTAAGAATAAAAGAAACAGTTGTTGTGCACGCCTAGATATTTGGGATGAATCTCCAATAATTTTAGAAGGCGAGCTAAAGCTGATTGTGCTGGAAGCGCTATATGCTGGTGAATTAGATTTAGAGTGGAGACGCGAGTTCTTTTCAGATGCCATTGAAAAGTTAGAAAAACTAGCAGGTCACCACCCAACTCCTAAGCGTGCTTCTTAAGTGTAATTTCTGAGCGGAAGTTTCTATTTGACTTAATGTTATCAAGATAAAATTGGTCTTTGTCTGTTGATGATATGAATTTATTTATCGTATCCCTATCCATCATTGTATAGCAGATCCTATCACTGTTTTTAAGATCAATTTCAAGAGCATGATCGTTTAAGACAATATAGAAATTAATTAGTTCAGAATTAATATTTACAATTTTACTCACGTGAAATACTCCTCCCGATATGTTTTTAAAGGATCGTGTCGGGTCACGATAGGTAAGTTTATGAAATTAGAAAATATAGTAATTATAGAAAACAGACTTTTCCAAAACTCAACTCAAATTTACTTTGAAAATTTTCCATTTGATGGTGATGAGTTTTATGTGCCAGTTGGTGATTACACTAAGCCAATTGGTTTCCTAAAGTTTAAGCAAATTGCTAAGCCAGGCTGCTTTGAATTATCCGAATTAGTGTCCCTAGATTATCCCAGCCCAAATCCACAATTTTCGTTGTCAGGTGTTTTATACTCTCGCCAGAAAGCGATCGAAGCCCATCAATCAATTTGCGCTTATCAGCAGGCGGTAAGTCGGCTGCCATAATTTTAGATTCAAGAATAGCTTTCAGTTGAACAGCTTCAAACTTAACAGTTACAACTCCAAGAATTGCAGATAAGCCGCCATCATCAGCTAGAAAATCAGCTCCCTTCTCGGTTAGGCGAGGATGATGAAGTGTGAATAAATGGTTTTGATTTCCACCAAAACCCATAGTTAAATCAATACTGTCTGGGTGAAGGAGTCCATGAGACTGTAAGTAAAATAAATTGGCATAAATCTTACTGCATTCATACTCATCTAGATTCTTAATTTCACATGAGAAGTCGTAAGCTAATGGGTATGTTGAAGCCATTTTATTCATGAGTTCAAGTTGTAAATGTCTGTCTAGTAGCACAGTTTATTTCCCTAATGGTGTTTTAAAGTACCGCGTTGGGTCACGGTCTCAATTACACAAAAAGCTGGATCCGTTTAAATTCCTTATTAGCCTCAATATGACTTCTATAAAATTTATCTTTATCTTCTGAATCAATGAACTCTTTGAATGTAGTTGCTTCAAGAAGTCTGTAAATAAACCTTTCACCTGTCCTAAGTACTACTGTTAATAAGAAGTGTTGATAAAGAACGTGGCTGATATTACGGGAATTAATTTCAATTTTTTGCATCCCCTGAATTCCTTTTCATTTGTAAAGCTTTCTATAATCAATGCGAATAAGGATGTTCTTGTCTGTGCTGACTTGGCGGCACGATATCTGTAATAGCGGTAATACTTTCAACCTCGTCCATTTCAAAGAAAAATCGCTCACCACCATTCACAGAAAGCAAACTTAAAACCCCACCATTGATGCCGACAAATTCTTTAATTGTGCATCTTCCATCCTTCAAGCACACCTGAACAAACTCATTTGGCACAAGATCTGCATCAGGGTCGCATACAACATACCAGCCATTACGAATTGCTGGAAACATTGAGTCGCCAGTGCCTTTAATGCCATAGGCTCTTGGTCCTGCTGAGTGAGTTGGAACATACCCATCTCCAGCATTGCCTTCATAACCCATATCTGTGAAATAGCCATCCATGCCCATCTTGGAGTAAGCCTTAACAGGAACATATCTTTTTTGGGTGGGGAATGATTTAACAGGTGTTTCAAGAAATTTAACAGCATCTTCGCTATCGGGAATATTGTATTTTTTCTTAAAAGCTTCGATATCCAGAACTTTCAATTGTGTAACAGTGCTATCCAACTTAGGGCCGCTTTCATCTCCATTAGTTATATATGAAGTCGACACTCCGAAATAAGCGGCCATTTTGCTTAATGGGTCTGCTTTAGGAGCATAAGCATCTTTCTCCCAACCAGTGACATTGGGCGCACTAACTCCGGCGATTTTTGCCAACTCGCCTTGGGTTAATTTCTTTTCTCTTCGTAAGGCGCGAATACGCTGACCCATAGTTTCTAGATTCTTCATATAAGTTATCTTACATCTTGCAAAAATAAGTTATCTTTGTTTTAATACTAAGAAATCTTATTTTTGAGGTTGCACAAATGACCAAACAGGAAGCTTATGAGTTGCTTGGTGTCAATGGTGTTGGCTTAGCAAAGTTATTAGGAATTGAGCCACCTGCTGTTTACCAGTGGCCAAATGAAAAGATTCCTTTAGCTCGCGAATACCAAATCAGAGATTTGGCAAATGGCAAAGAACCAATCAAACGAACTACTTCAAATGCTTAGGACCTAACCATGAGCAAATTATCAGTTGATATATCTGCAAGCGCCAGAAATGGCGTATCCCGCATATTGCATGGTCTTGATATGAGCAATCAAAAAGAGATTGCTGAACAATTAAAAGTTGATCCAAGCACTATTACTCGGCTTAAAACGGATAAGAAAAACAATGGCTTGAATGAAATTGAAATATTTTGCGAGCTATTGAGTTTACTTGGTTTAAAAGTCGTTCCTAAAGATTATCAGAGCATTGATAAAGAACGTGTTGCTGCACTTTTAGTTATGTCTAAAAGCTGGATGAACCGTATAGAAACGGTGGATGACTTATTTCATGACGAAATCAGTGGTCAAAAAGAAAAGCTTGGATATTAAAAAACCACTACCTGCGCGAACAGGAGTGGTTAGGCATTCAATTGAGGTGGATCAAATGAACACAAACAATTTATCAGAACAACCAATCGAACTCAACTCACCAGATTTTTTAATAGGTGACGTTGTAGTGCTTACTAAAGAGTGCCGTACTTTCAAATCAAATGATTTGTTTGAAGTTAAAAACAAAACTTTGACTAGTTTATGGACCATCAAATCAGAGAATCATTTGATTCTAGTTTCTTCAAAAGAAATCCGCACAGCAACAGTTGCTGAACTTAACGCCAAACGCCGACTAACAAGCGCTGAGCAAGCATTAGCGGAGGTGTCATGAATAGTCAATTTAAGTATAAACCTGAGTACAAACAGACTCAGGAAATTCAGTCCTTCTTTGATCCAGCGTTAGTGATTCTCAATGAGCTACATGATCGTAACCGTAAAAATCTAAGAGCCAAAGGTTATGACGAAAATAATGCTGCAATAACGCGTGAAGAATTTTCAGAAACTATGGCACAGCGTTTTCGCATTAATCAGTGGTTAGCAGGGCAGATCGTTAATAGTTTGGCTAATGCTGACTTGGTTCAAAAATTTGGTGGGTATGTAAAGCCTAAGGTCGGTGTACATGAGTAATTTTGTGCCTAATTCCTTTCAAGTGCCTAATGCATTTGTTGACGAGGTTTTAAATAAAATCTCTGATGCTGCATGCAAAATTTATTTAGTTATTTGCCGTAAAACTCGTGGCTGGAATAAGGAGATGGATTCCATCTCTTTAACTCAATTTGAAGAGATTACAGGGAAGAGTAGACCGACAGTTGTTAAATGCCTTAATGAATTAATTAAAGTTGGTTTAGTCGTGGAACAACCAAGCACAATTCATGGAAATACATTCAAATTAGGTAACGATACTAGCGTTGGTTTAGTGCTTAAATTCCCTAGTAAAAATTTTTTACTACCTGAAATTTATGGCCAAACTAGTAAAAATTCTTTACCACTGCTAGTTAAAAATTTTAACTACACTAGTAAAAATTTTTTACCGCTACTAGTAAAAATTTTTAACACACAAAGTATCACTATCAAAAACAACTCTCAAAGTAATAAAAAAATAAATAAAAAAAGAGAGTCAGTTTCTGAAAAACCTAAATCAGAAAAACCAAGTGAATTTAATCCACGTTCAGTTGAACTACCAGCATGTGTAGATCCAGAGCTGTGGAACAATTTTGTTGATATGCGTGTCAGCATCAAAAAACCACTCTCTGAAAACGCAGTAAAGCTAATCCTTAAAAAACTTATCTCTTTTGGACCTATGGCTAACCAATCACTGGAAAACTCAATTATCGGAAATTATCAGGGTGTATTTGAACCTCGCCAAAATCAAATTCAGGAAAACTCACAATCTCATAACGTTCCTGAAGAACCGGGTTATTTCACTCAGATGTACGCTGAGAGCAACCGTTCAAACGTGATTGACGTTACACCAGTGTCACATGATTTTGGAGGCTATTAATCATGAATGAATTAGCACCATTTGAAAGTTTTTTGAAAGAACTGGTTACGGCTTACAGAACTAAATACGCGGTTCAGTTCAATAAGAATTTTCCAGTAGAAGGGAAAAATGCCGTTCCAATGCAAATCGTTGAACAGCAGCTTGCTAAAGCATTGGTTGGGGTTACACCTAACCAACTTCAAAGAGGCTTAGCGCTATTTTACGCAAGTACAAATACCTACATGCCTAACTTCGCTGAATTCCGTGCTATGTGCATGGGTGACGATTGGTGGAGCGCCGAGAAGGCTTGGGTTAAGGCTTGTGAATACACTCAGATCTCTCAACACAAAAAAGTGAAATTGCCAGACGGAAGAGAGCAGAACCAAGAAATTACCACCTTGACCAAATTTGTTTTAGACCAAGTTTATTCACTAATCCAAGACGGTGAAATGTACAAAGCCAAAATGGAATTTATCAAGATTTATGATGAATACAGGGCTGAAGCACAACTGAAAGGAAAAACCCAAGCTTGGTACCAAGAACCAATTTTATTAGCTCAGAAAAATGAGCAAAAAGTGCATAAGCCTGTTTCAAATGATGAAGCACAAAAGCATCTCAAATCTTTGATGGAACGGTTAAAGATTAATGGCCGTAAACCTGCACCAGTAAAAAAGCTTCAAGCTAAGGAAAAAGAGCCTGAACTTGCAAAAGAATTAGGACCAGATCCTTTCGACAATCCGCACGAATACGCTGAGATGTGCCGCCGTGAAGGTATGCCGATTCCAAGAAATATTCTGCAGTTAATTGATGGGGCGAATGTATGAACAATATGACTAAAAACAAGTTATTTGGGTTAGCTGAAGAACGGACTGATGTGTGGGCAACGCCTCAAGATTTTTTTGAAAAATTGGATCGAGTATTTAACTTTGATTTAGATGTTTGTGCTCTACCAGAAAACGCCAAATGTGAGCGCTATTTCACACCTGAAATTGATGGTCTAAAGCAAGAGTGGACCGGGACATGCTGGATGAATCCACCTTACGGCAAAGAAATCATCGATTGGGTTGCTAAGGCAGCGGAAACAGCAAATAAGGGGCATACGGTAGTTGCACTAGTTCCAGTTAGAACGGATGCCCGATGGTTCCAAGACTATTGTTTGGGTCGTGAAATTCATTTTATTCGTGGCCGCTTAAAGTTTGGCGGTTCTAAAACGAATGCACCTTTTGGTTGCTGTGTTGTGGTGTTTAGACCAAGCCTGATAGACGTCAGTTGGGAGAAATCAGCATGACCAAATTCGAGTTTTTGGGATGGGGCTTACTCATTTCGTGTGTAACAGCAGTACTTTGCGGTGCGGTGGTTTTGTGGTGGTTGGCGCGTAAAGAGCTTGATGAGAAAGGAGCCAGACATGAAAGCAACTAAATTGATTAGAGATAAAGGACTGCAATACGCGAAAGAAATCGTTGATTCAGCCCCTTCTAATGCAACTGAGTGGAATGAAGGTTTCGAGTTCCAATGTGGTCAAAGTGTAGAGATTAGCAAGGCTGACCGAGAAAAATATTTTGTAGACCTTTCTGAACTCAAGCGTCTGGTGAAGTCAGTTGAAATTATTAATCAGGCTGGTGGTTATGAGGTTGTAAAAACTGCCATTTCTAACTATCGAGCTTCTGGTGACATGGTCACATTCTCAAGTTTAGAAAAGCGTTTGAAAGACCACGAATCAATATACGGAGGCGGGGATGCTTAAAACTGCACTTATTTCGCTACTCATTGTCTATTCAGTAAGCATTACGGTCTTATTCTTCATGATGCGTGAAGAACTTCATAAGCATATTCAAAGCAAGGCTGATGAGAAAACTAAGACCAAATATGACTGGTCGAAAATTCCGGATGATGTGAATTGGGTAGCGACAAATGAAAATGGATTTGCATGGGGGTATGAGGGCAAGCCTTTGAGTGGATGGCTACATACGGGGTTTTGGTATCTCGGCGGCAATAAAGGACTCATATATTGGCCTGATGAAAATCCATATAAGGGCGAATGGCAAGAATCGTTGGAAAAGAGACCAGAAGTAAAAGGAGCCAGCCATGAGTGAGTTTAAAGTCGGGGATAAGGCTCTTTTCCCAGTGAAACTTGGCAACACTACTGAATGGAATGAAGGACGAATTACAGCTTATAGGTCAGATATTAATAAATTTGATCTGTGTGGCACGCGTCATTGGGGTTGGTATTTTTCGCATGAGCTTAGGCCTGTAACTGAAGTCTTAGACAAACCAGAAAACCACATCAGCCTAATGTGTGAGGTGAAAGATGTTTGATAAGAACTTCAAAATTAAAGTGTCAGGCAACTGGTGTGAATATCAACCAAACAAACATATTGATCTGAGAGAAATCATTAGCTTTGAGTGCTGGGCGGATCAGTTAGGAAATCCTTATCGATTCCATTTAAAGAATGGCAGCTACCACTACATTGAGCGTTATGAAGTCGGTAAGCAAATTGAAAATGTTCTCAAAGAACAGCAAGCGAAAGTGGAGGGGCTGCAAAAACAATTAAATGAATACATATTTGTAGCGGAAACGCTTGATGAAATGTATGTGAAAGAGGTTAAGAGCAGTGATGAGCTGCAAAAGCGGTTTGTTGCTTTAGAACTAAAGCTTAGAGAGATTGCCAATATCGCTATGAGAGCAAGACGGGGTGAATACTGGACAGAGTCAGGAAGAAACGCAGGATTAAACATTGCAGCGCAGATAGAGCAAGCGCTCAAGGGGGAAGGATGAAAAGAGGAACAGATTGGCAATTCTTAATGATGATTTTAGCTGGTGTGTGTATTTTCATTCTTCTGGTGAGGGCGTGACCAATGACCGCATTCAAAGAGGCTCAAATCATCATCGGCATCGATCCTGACTTAGAAAAGTCGGGAGTTGCCATATTAGGCAGTGATCTTCAACTGAAAAATCTGACTTTTCCTGAAACTGTTGAGCTATTCAGAAATGAACAGGACAGCATTAAGAAGGTTGTGATTCGAACCCTTAAAGCTATAGAGCAAGTGCTCAAAGGTGGTGCTTGATGTCATCAATGAGCCTTGCTGATTACCGCGCAACATGTCCGAAAGCTCAAAAAGTAAAAAAGGGTCGAAACAAGTTTAATGCATCGAAAATTAAATTGGATGGAATGACTTTTGACAGTACTAAAGAATACAAACGGTATATCGAGCTAAAGGCTCTACAACAACGAGGTGAAATTAAAGAATTGCAGCATCACACAAAATTTGAATTAGCACCCAAGACAAAATTAGAAGGGGAGAAACGAGCTAAACCAGCACTTAGATATTTTGCCGATTTCACTTATTTCACGACAGCAGGTGAATACGTTGTTGAAGATGTGAAGTCTATAGCTACACGCAAGCTACCGAGTTACCGAAATAAAAAACACCTGATGAAAACAGTTCACAATATTGATGTGAGGGAAGTTTAAACATGAATGCAAAAGTTAATAACAAGACAATGGATTGGTCTAAACGTTCTGCTCATCAATGGTTGGAACAATATGGTCTATGGGTAAGATCAACAAAATTTAAAGTTTCTGCTAATCCTTTAGCATGTCTAATTGATCAAAATGACACAACTAGAATTAGATCAAGTAAGGTCTCTATGCCATGCGAAATTGAAGATTATGAGGCAGTTGAAGTAAGCAAACTCTTGGCTAAAATGCATAACGATAATAGGGAGTTTTTACAAGAAAGGGCTTGGTTATTGATTTTAAAGTATGAAAATGATTGGTCATACCGCACTATTGCCAATACTCATGGGGTTGGGAAAGATACAGTCCGCAAAGAAATTGATAAAGGGCTGGCTTATTTGGATGGAAAGATTGAAGCATTAGCTGGGTTTGACAATGAGAAAAAATCACGTTAATTTAAATATGCACCCGCAAAATCGGGTGTTTGGATTGGTCTCCAAAAGTTTCTCAAGGTCGAAAGACCGCATTTAGCGGTTTTATTTTGCCTATAATTTTCTACACTCTGTGGAAAATGCCCTGTTATGGTGGGTTAGGCGGAAGTGCTTCGGCACGCTAGACCCTTGAGACTAGTAAGACCAATTCCGTTTAACCTGCCACCCTAATTGATTGGTCTCAATTTTGGTGGTGAAAATCCCTATCTCAAGGAGTATTCACCATGAATGCAATTTCTAATTTTACTTTTCATAATGATTATAATGTTCGCGTTCAGTTAATTGATGCTGAGCCGTGGTTTTGTCTTGCTGATGTCTGCTGTGTTTTATCAGTTGATCGTACTTCTCGTTTATTACGTGATTTGGATGAAAAGGGGTTGGCAGATTGCCACACCCCTACAAATGGTGGAAATCAAAAGATTAAATTTGTTAATGAGCCAAATCTTTATCGGATCATCTTTCGTTCAAATAAACCAGAAGCAAAACAATTCCAAGATTGGGTATTTAACGAAGTTTTGCCAACCATCCGCAAAACAGGCAAATACGAAGCACCAAAACCCGTTGAGAAACGTAATTACCTTAACAATAGTGACATGAACAATATTAAACGTTTGATATGGACATGCGCTGATCATTTCGGTCACAAAGGATCCTTTAATCAAGCAATTTGGGCTTGTTTGCGAGATGTGACTGGTGTGCCTAGTCCAGCAAAGTTTGAAGTGGAGCACTTGCCAGTGTTGGCGGAGGAATTTAAACGTATTTTAAATATTGTTCAGCCGTTTCTTGATATGCAGTATGAATGCCAGACTCTTTTAATTAAAAGGGTGATTCGTGGGCGTGCCGATCATACGGTATTGCAAGCTTTACTAGATAATATGCGTAATGCTGCCAATCAATCTGATAATCAGTTCAAGGAAGCATTACAAAAGCAGTTGCCTGCAATGTTTAATCAGGAGTGTTTGAATTTGATTAATCGCAGACCTAATCACTATGACCACTATGAATACAATGAACGATTGATTTGATTTATGCTTGACTGTCTACCACACTTTGTATAAATTTGTGATATGGTGGGATGAAGTTATAAGCGTTGCACCAAAATTTTTTAAAAGCTCGCCAAATGGTGGGCTTTTTTGTTGTCTAATATCTATTGAATACAATAGATATAATTTACTATTGAGAATTTAAGTATATGATAATTAATAATATTTGATAAAAATGATGTTGCTTGGTATTATGGTCAATTATTAACCTTGAAGAGTGGTAGAAGTATGTCCTACGAGAAGAAAACTGGATATGAGTTAAAGTTCTTTAATGAGCAGGACTTTGAGATTATATGCTTGGACTATAATTATACTAATAGTGTGAGACGAGAACTTGAAGAAGTTGAATTTGTATCCAATATTGCTTCTGTAGATGGAAGTGATGTGCTTCATCTTCAAAAGATACTTGGCAAAACAAACTGCAAGGAAAATTTAATTTCTTTACTGGACAATTGGTTTGCTCAACAAGGTACATGTGAAGTGAAAACCTATTCCGATTTTGATTAAGTGTGATCATCAAAATACCTCCTTCGGGAGGTTTTTTTCATGTAATATTCCAGACTAATTAAAAAATGTAAAGATAATGAATATTTGTGTTGGTAGTGAACTTCAATGGGCAAGTGATAGAAAGAGGGGCGTTAAGAAGAAAGATGTATATAAATATTATAAAACTCATTAATTTTATAATAAATTCAAAAACTTACTTAAAATCAGGGTAACCGAATTTAAACAATCTTTACCTAGGCGAAGGATTTAGTAACTCAAATAAACATTATTTTAGACGGATAATTATAAAAAACGGAGTACAAATGTCATGAATGAGAATGTAGAGCTAATAAAGTACATTGATGTAGCTGAGACAGTTTACGAACGGGTATATGAAAATAATAAAATCTCAAATAATTTGATTGTTAATCTAAATCGCATTATGGCTGAGATAAAGAATCAAGCTGAAGAACAAAGGCTCAAATTAAAGTACAGCTCAATAGACTTTGAATATTGTTTACGTTTGCCCTTAGCTGATCGCGAGATAAAAGTAGATTTAAGTATTTTACCTCATTTTGAAGATCGTGAAGAAAGTATTTTGTGGTTAACTAACTTTATTGGAAAAATTTGTGAGCCCAGAAAGATGCAGAGACAGAAAAAAATCTTCATTAAGTACATGTGAATTTTAGATGAACCGCCCTTAAAGCGGTTTTTTATTGCTAGTAGAATATTTAAGGTATCTTTTCTAATAGGCACACACTATTAAAGTGTCTTTTATTTATTTTTTAGATTGAAAAGATTGCTATTTAAGTAATTTAAATATACAAATCTTTATTGATTGAACGTAGTTGTTATACAGGATATCTATAAGGATTTTAAAATGACAATTATAACATTGCTTGATGTTGAGACGAAGAAGAAGGTGATAGTTCGGTCTAGAATAGACCCAATAGCAAGAATAGACAAAAAGGAGAATATACAAATTATTCAACTTCATAAGTGGTTATATGATGAATCAGGTGATTTTTGTGAGGAAGGGGGTTACGGGACTCTCAATATTGCAAAAGTTGGAAGGTATATAAGTTAGTAGTATGTGACTATTAAAATTGAAAGTAATTAATTTTTAATTATTAGGTTGTACTGATCCAATGTTTGCTAGAAATAAAAAGAATAGTTCATTAGTAGCAAGGATAGTAATGATTTTGGGATAATTGGAAGGATTGCATTTATAGTTGCTTTTGGCCAAGTTGAAACCCGAAATGAATATCTTGAGATCATCAATGTTTGGTCAACAAAAATGATAGTTATAGGCTGCTTAATTATTCTGAATGGCTTTGGTTTAGGATACTTAATTCTCAAGATTAGTTGTATTTTAAGGAATCAAGAATTTCTATTAAATGAAAAGAAATAAAAGTATAGAAAAGATATTATTTTTATTGGTTCAATTGACCTTTAATTTGCCGGGTAGATAGATTGCGGCACAACAAGCCCTGCTAAATATCTAATTTTGGCAGGGCATTTTTTTAGAAGTAGGCTAATTAATTCTCATTTTTTGAGTATTTAGGCTGAATTTGATCCAAGCTATCCTCTGGGTTCTTTTCGCGTGTATGTGATACTTGAGTATTTTCAATATGGATAATTCGGTTATGCTCAACATCTTTTAAATGCTCCGGCGCCAATTCCGGATATGATTTGTAAAAATGCATTTTTAAATTTAGAGCATGATCAAGTAGAAAAGCGGATTCAATACTATAGTATTGATCATTATCAAAAAATTCATAAGTTGACTCTAATAATTCTTTTATTGAGTCATCGAGATTTTTAAGTTTTTCATTTAAAACGTTTAAGTCATTTGCTGATGGTTGTTTTTTCATTTCCTATCTCGCATTAAAAGGGTTAAATATGGAAGTTGATGACTACACTTATTTAACTAATAAAAAGCTTTATAAGAAAAAAGCACGTAATAAAGCTTTACCTAAGGCTACTGAAAAGTATCTAAAAGCTGAAGAAGAATTTACTGAAGCTTTAGATAATCTGGAAATTAAATACGAAAAGAAATTCCAGTTTAAATCAACAAAGCATTGGCGTTTTGATTTTCATTTAATTGAACATCGTATTTTAGTTGAAATTGCTGGTGGACCTTGGTCTGGTGGGCGAAAGGGCAAGCTGGCAACAAAGGCGTGGAGTTTGGACCGTTACGATGTTGCTGAAGAAATGGGATATACCGTTGTTCGGTTAGAGGCAGCACCAAGATTTAAGATTAATGAATATGGTCCATTGCAGATCCAAGCTCATTTCGCTAGTCAGTGGCTTAAAAACTTAAAGAGGCAGATTTTTAATGGAGCAGATCAGACCATTTCCACCGACTGATTTTATTGATCAAGCAGATGAAGAGGAAGCAATTAGACTAACACCAGCACCAGATCTAAAAAAATGGGTTGTTGCTAATTACTTAACTATTGGTGGACCTCTTTATAACCCCGATCATGATCACATAGCTGAGCTGCTCCACGATAATGAAGAATTTTTAGCATTTGCTTGGGCCTCTTCTGCATATAAAAGCAAGCAGGCGATGGTGCTGGGGCAATGTGAAAAAGTCATGTTCAATGTTGGTGGCTGGCGCAAAGCTAGACAAGAGCAACAGATGCGAGACTGGTTCGGCTTTGTGCCAACTTACTTAATAACTGTCGACGCTTCTTTTTGTGAGCGTGCAAATGATACAGAGTTCTGTTA